GGTGGGCGGGGTCGAGATCCCGTTGATCGAGACCGCGAACACCATGCGGGTGAGCAGCGGCGCCGGCACCAGCGAGGCCACCGCCTCCTGGAAAGTCGTCTGCAACTCGAAAAGGTTCATGGGCTGCCCGACGACGACGTTCATCACGTAGTCGACCAGGGCCGGCGAGCCGAGCTGCGCCACCGCGGCCGGCGCGACCAGGTTCGGGCTGGTGGTGTCCCAGGTGACCGAGATATCGACCACCTGCTGCGGCGGGTCGACGTAGCGGACCACGTAGGTATCGGGGAAGTCGTTGATGCTGACTTCCTGGTTGCGGCCGTTCGGGGTGCAGACGCCGCCGCTGACGTAGGCGCCAAATGCGCTGGTGTCGATCCCGATGGTGAAGGTCTTTTCGTCCACCACGGTGACCGTATAGGGGCCGCCGTTCACCGCGGTCATGCCGACCACGCCCGCGATTTCCACCTCGTCGCCGTCGGCATATCCGTGGTTCAGGTCGGTGGTCACCTCGCCCGGGTTCGCCTGGGTGATATCGGTCACCGAGATCGTGCTGCCTACAAGCGTGGAGATATCGAACAGGGCCGTGAAGATCGCATACGCCACCTGGTACGGGTCGCCGCCCCCGCAGATCACCTCCCAGCCGCCGGTCTGCTGGCGCACCGAGACCAGGCGGCCCTGCACGCCCGGCACGAGCTGCAGCGCGGTGCGCAGGGCCGTGGGCATGCCCTGGCTGATCGCCAGGCCCGCCTGCAGCACCTGGGCCCGATACTGCTCGGCCGTCTGCGCGCCGGTGCCCGGCAGCCCCGCGGTGGGATTGGTGACGGTCAGGGTGACGCCGCTGGGCACGGACGTCACCAGCTCGGTCACCGTGTTGACCGGCACCGCCCAGGAGCCCTGCTCGGTGGCCAGAGCGTAGATGTCCTCCGACTCGCCCGACGTGCCCACCACGCCGCCGGTCTGCACGACGTACTGGTAAATGCCGTCGCTGACGGTGAAGCCGGCCGAGATCACGAAGCCGACCGAGCCCGAGAAGCGCACCAGCACGCTGGTGGTGCTGTCGACGCCCAGCGGCACGCCATAGATGTTCCCGAGCTGGCGCAGCAGGTAGTCGTTGGCCGCGTAGGGCGTGAGGCTGTTGACCAGCTCGACCCGCGCGGCATCGGCCAGCGCGATCGCGGCCACGTCGGTGCTGGCGATATCCTCGATCAGCGAGCCCGGCAGGTTCGCCGTGTATCCCGGGTTGGTGCTGGCCACGAGGTTGAGCAGCGCCTGACGGATGGCGATCGGCGACTGCGGCTGCAGGCCCGCGGCCGTCACCACCGTGGGAAAGCTGTCGCTCATATGGGGATCTCCCGTTGTATCGACGTTCCGTAGTTGGTGACGATGTTGACCCGATAGGTCGGCGTCGGCTCGGGCAGCTTGGTGATGATCAGCGAGGCGAAGAAGCCGCTAAACTGCCGTTGCGTCTGGAAGACGTAGTAGTCGGGGAATATCTGCTGGATGACCGCCTGCTCCGACGGGATCCCGTGGTTTGCGTAGAAGGGCGATTCGCCCAGCACCAGCAGCAGGCACTGGCACAGCGTGGTCACGTAGATGTAGTCGTTCGACCCGTTCTCCTGGGTCTCGATCTCGACCCAGCGCTGGTAGCCGGTGTCGTCGGGAGGCAGCCGGCCATAGGTTCTCATGGTGTCGGGGGCCCCGTGTTTGCGCCGCCCGCCTGGACGCCGCCGTGGCGGTGGGTTTTCAAGCTGATGCCGTCGGCCACTACATCGCCGCCCGTGACCGTTACGGTCAAGCCGGATATCGCGACGCCGCTGCCCGTCACCGCGACCGTCCCGCCGCCGACGTAGATCGTCACGCCCGACGGGGTGAGCTGCAGCCGCACCGCGCTGTCGGCCGTGCGCAGGGTCACGCCGCCTGGCCCGTACATCGTCGCCACCGTTGCGCCCACGTCCTGGAAGTCCACGTTGCCGATCGGCGCGAAGACCAGGGCCCCCAGGTTGCTCTGCTGCGTGAGGTCGGCCACGCCGCCGCCCAGGCCCGACATGCCGCCCAGGTAGGCGTCGGCCGGGATCACGAAGCCGCGGCAGCCCACGGCGAGCGGGGCTCGGATGTACTCGCTGGTCAGCACCGGCATCTTCACCTTCGGCAGGGTGAAGGGGATCGCGCCCAGCTCGAATTTGACCGTGACGATGGTTCCCGCCTTGTTCACCTCGGTGATCGACGCCGGCAGCGCCTTGCCGAGCAGCTGGATGGCGTCCTCGGCTCGCTTGGTGGCGAGGTCGTTCAGGCTTTGCCCGAGCGGCTTCTTGATGAATGCGTCAGCCACTGGGTGCCTGCTGGGTTGCCTGGAAGGTCGTCGCCCACGACAGCGCCGAGCTGCCGCGGAACCGGCCGGTGTGCCGGGCGTTGTTGATCTGCCACACGCCCGCGAAGGGATCCCGCGTGGGATCCCGCGCTTGGCTCTGCGACGCCTGGGTGGTCAGGGTTTGCAGCAGGGAGAGGTTCGGCGGCAGGCGGATGAAGTCGCCGGTCTGCAAGTCGCCGCGCATCACGGTGGTGATGGAGATCGTGTTCGCCGACAGCCAGGTGATCTGGCCCAACAGGTCGTTGAAGTCGATCGCGAAGGGCGCGGTCTGGGTGCTGGCGTCCTGGACGATGAATTCCCGCTCCTTCAGGAAAATCCGCACTCCCGGGTAGCCTTGGTCGCGGATGATCCCGCGGCTGACGTCCTGCACGAAGCGGGCGAACTGGAGCAGGGTGCCGTAGTAGCCGGGCTGGTCTTGCGCGAGCTTCAGCCGGGGGCTGATGTTGATCCGGCTCGTGTAGCCGGGGAAGGCCGCGCTCAGCGTGGTGCGGATCGCATCGGCCAGCAGCGTGCCCTGCTTCCAGTCGATCGTGAGGTTGCTGGGCACGGCCGGGCGGGTGTTCCCGGCGGTGAAGATCAGGTCGAGCGTCATGTCGGTGCCGACCCAGTTGCCGAATGCCTGCTGGATCGTGCCGGCGACGAGCAGCCCCGCCTGCTGCGGCTTGGCCAGGGGCAGCCCGCGCTGCATCCCGCCATACACCTCGATTTCCATCAGGTTGAAGTCGCTCTGCTGGGTGAGCGTGCCCAGGTCGACGCCGTAGATCTTCACGTAGCCGCCGCCCATCGGGGTGGCGAAGTCGGTCACCGGAATGTCGAAGTCGACGTCGAGCGCGTTGGGCAGCACGTTGCCGGTGGGGCACTGGGTGCGGAAGCTGCGCAGGGTCGCCGCAGGCGCCGCCGGGCTGCCCTGGGAGGCTGCCCGGGCCGGCCGGTTGATGTTGATCAGGTAGTAGCGCACCGGCCGCCCCTCATGGGTCGATCACCTCAAACTGCCGCCGCGCCGGCCGCCAGACGAGCTTGGTCGTCGTGTAGTTGGCGGTCAGGCTGATGTCGTAGTCGAGCGGCGAGCCGACCATGGCGATCGCCAGCAGCAGGACCGAATCGACGGTGTAAATGTTCGCGTACCACCGCTGGCCGAACAGGTTCCAGGTGATGACCACCCTGTAGCTCTGGCCATCGAGGACGGCGAGGAACTGGAACGGCGTCGTCGGCGACGGAACGAAGTCGATGTAGGTCGTGGTCATAGCAGCGGCACCTGGGTGACCGGCCCCAGCGGGGCGGTAAAGCCGCCCGGCTGCAGCCCGGCTCCCACAAGGCTCTGGCCGGCCGGCAGGAGGCTGGGCGTGGCGCCGGTGAGCGCCTGGCCCACGGTGAGCCCGGGGCCGCTGGACGCGCCCGTGGTGGGCGCCCCGCTGGCGATCGCGCTCATCTGGGCGTTCATGGCTTCGATGGCATCTTCCTCGGTGATCAGCGGGCGGGTGAAGTCGAGCTGGAATTCCGCCTGCACCTGCTGGCCGGTTTGCTGGGTGATATCGCGCATCCCGGTCAGCAGGCAGTCGACGTAGATGAACCCCGGGGTGGCCACGATATACGTGCCGCCGGTCGTGCTGTGCAGGTTCAGCGTGGCGCGAAGCGCGCTCAGCGTGGCGAGCTTCGTCAGGTAGCCGCCGGGCCCTCGCGCCGGGCAGACCATCTGCAGGCTGATGTTCAGCGGATCCACCACGATCGCGTTCGCCGCCACCCGCTGATTGGCGAAGGGGTAGTCGCCGATCCGGTTGCTGATCAGCGTGCCCCCCGGCACCGGTCGGAAGTGCGCGAAGAAGTCGTTGAGGTCGAGGTTCTCACCGCCGCCCAGGATGCCCCGGGCGAAGTTGATGCTTTCGGTGAGCGCGATAATCGGCAGCAGCTGCGCCGGCAGAAACTGCGTGATCCGGCTGGTGCCCGACAGGATGACGGGGCTGATCTCGTAGCCGAGCTTGAAGATTTCCCGGCTGACGGTGGTGAAGGCGCTGGTGCCGCTCATTGTGCCCTCGCTGCTGCGCCCGTGACGCTGATCTGCGCCCCGGCAGGGTTCTCGATGCGCAGGTCGACCCGCGGCGTCTGCTGCCCGGCGGGCTGCGTGCGGATCCGCTGCATGATCGGGTCGACGACCGCGCGCAGGTAGTCCTGCGTCTCGCGCGGCAGGTGTTCGCGCCAGCGTTCGCCGCCAATCCTCACGGCTTCATCGACGGTCCTCGGCCGCGAGTTGTAGGCCGCCACCGCCTTGGCCAGGTCGCCGCGGTAGCGCGCCAGGTTCTCCGTCAGCAGGCCGCCGGCCGCGTGCGCCGAGCGAAACAGGTCGTTGAAGTCGTCGCGGCCGGTGCGGGGATCCACCTGCAGGCCCATGGCGCGGCCGGTCTCGGGCATGAAGCCGAAGTGCCCCCGCGCGCCCGCGGGGCTCGGGCCCATCTGCCGGCCCCGGGAGGATTCGCGCAGCCACACGGCGTCGAGCAGGCCCTGGGGCAGCTGGTGATACACTTCCGCGGCCGAGACCGGGTCGTAGCCTTCGGTGCCGGCGCGGCGGCCCAGGCGATCGGCATCCGGCACGCCGAAGTACCGGCGACGGCGCAGCAGATCGCGATAGGCGGGATCGTCGAACGCGTCGGTCGGCGCGCCTGGCGCCACCTCCGGGGTGCCGGCCGGCCGCACGTAGGGCACGCCATACTCGCCGGTGCCTGCCTCGACGGTAGACTGGCCGAACAGCCCGTTGATCCAGGAAGCCACCCGCGAGACCGCGCGCCAGACGCTCTCGACGGCCGAGCCGAATTTCTTCAGGTCGTTCAGGAATTCCTCGCTGGCCACATAGGTGCCGGCCGCGCGGATCCAGGTCGCCAGGGTGTTGATGGCGGTGCGCATGGCGTCCAGGCTCAGCGCCGTCTTCACCGCCTCGGTGAAGGCATCGGACAGCTTGCTGATCTCGGGGGCCAGCGGCGACAGCGCGTCGAGGAATACGGTCTGCACCACGTTGCTGGCGCGCTCAAACTGCACCCCGAGCGCCTGCCACCGCCGCGCCAGGCCATCGCTGACCGCCATCGATCGCCGGTCCTGCTCGCTGCGGCGGCGGGTGTCCTCGATCTCCTGGACGGTCATGTTGTGCAGCCGCTGGAGGTCTTCCTCGGTGAAGATCTCCAGCAGCCCGCGCGCCTTCGCGTAGGAGAGGCTCTGGCCGCCTTCCTCGTAGATCTGCTTCGCCCGCAGCGGCGCCTGCTGCGCCAGCTGGCCGGTGCTGGCGTTCGGGTCGAGCCCCATCGAGATCAGCGCCCACCGGCGGTCGGGGTCGTTCCTGGCACTCGAGAGGTTGCCCAGCACGCTGCGCGGGTCGAACATGGTCGAGAAGTTGGTCTCGTAGGCGCGCAGCTCGCCCGGGCCGAGCCCCAGGCCCTGCGACGCGCGCCGTGTGGCGCCTGCGGCGCTTGCCAGGTTGCTTATGCCCCACAGGCCGCCCGCGCCCACCAGGCCCGCCCCCAGGGCCCCCACGGTGCTCCAGCGCAGCATGGAGAGCGCGGCGTCGGCGATCCGGTTGCTGATCTTGCCGTAGATCCCGAGCAGGGCCGACGCGTCCTGCACCGCCATGCGGGTCCAGCGCGAGATGCCGCCCCAGGTCGTGGAGGTCTCGCGCAGGGCCCGGTTGTACGCCTTCTGGCGATCGACGATCTTGTCGGTGTGCCCCGGCACCTTCGACAGCGCCTCGGTCTGCGCGTCGATCCGCTTGGCGACGTCGTTGATGGCCGCCTCGATGCGGCCCCAGGCCATCGGGAGCGCGTTGACCGCGACGGTGTATTTTTCGAAGTCGGCCTGGAACTTCTTGAAGGACTCGTCGTCGACCTGGACTTCGAAAATGCTGGTCGCCATCTCAGCCCCCTCTGCCGCTGGCCGCCGCGATCAGGTATCGCTGCCGGAATTCGTGGGCGTTGGCGAAGCGCTCAAGGCCAGCTTCGGTGGCAAACTCGGGCCAGCCAGGCCCGGCCAGCCAGTCTAGGATCCCGCCAAGGCAGCCGGTGCCGTCCCGCCAGTATTCGCGCCCCCGGTCGATGTCGGCAAGGAAGCGGCGAATTCCGTAGCGTTGGACGAGGTGGTGCGCGTACCCCAGAGGTCGCCCATACTCCGCAGGATTTCCTTCAGGTTCGCCATCTGGTGCATGGCAGAGAGCACCATAAAAAAAACCACCGCCCCGATCACCTCCGCCTTTTCGCGCTCGGAGAACAGGCCGGCCGACAGGGCGGTCGCCATCGGCTGGGTGATCCAGCCCGCGTCGCCGGGCTGCACCACATTGCTGAGCCGCACCATCTCGGCCAGCAGCGTGCGCTCGACGCCCTCGGGGCCCTCCCACACGCCCATCGACTTCGCCACGCTCTTCATGGCCAGGCCGGCCACGCGGGGGCCGGCGATGATGCTCAGGCCCTCGGCGTTGATGACGGCGAAGGTCTTGCTGATGACGAGCCAGTGAGCCTCGAAAACCTCGCGCGACAGCGGGGCGACATGCACGAAGATCTCGGTCGCGCCGCGGGGAAGCGGGATCACCAGGTTCAGGTTGTCGTCCAGGCGCATGGGGCCAGCCGCCTCCGGTTAGAGCAGGTTCCACAAGGTCGAATTGACGTTGTAGTAGCCGTGCATCGAAACGACGAAGCCGGCATCGTCGCCGGCCATGCTCATCTCGCGCACGCTGGAGATCGCGCAGTTGAAGAAGTCGTAGTTGGGGAAGTTGCTGGCGTCAGGGATCACCTGCATCTGCCCCACGCGCGCGTCCAGCTCCATGCGCTGCTTGTAGAGCCCCGAGAGCTGCTGGGTCTTCAGCAGGTGCACCGTGACCATCGCGATCATGTACGGCTCTGGCGAGGTGACCGCGCCGGTGAGCGTTGGGATGAACACGGTCGACTCGCCTTGCAGCGCGATCGAGATCGCCGCCTTGCCCAGGAAGGGCGCGGTGACGTTGAGCGAGGGAAAGCCCGCCAGCACCACGCTACCGCGGATCCGGTTGAGCGTGCCCTGGTCGACGAGCGGGTTGGCAGCCATGGCGCGGCCCTCCTGGTTAAGCGGTCGGGAAGTCGGTGACGTTCACGTTGAAGATGATCTCCACGAACCCGCGGGCCGGGGTGTAGCTCACCGACAGGCCGGCATACCGGCCGAGCGGGTAGTCGCTGGGGTTGTCGATCACGTAGGTCGCGAAGTCGATCGCGGCCACCGTCACCGGCGCCAGCACGAGCCCGTAGCTGATGCCGCGGTTCATGGTGGCCTGGGCCCGCGCCTGCAGGCGGTTGATGCCGTCCTGGTTGTAATAGAGCGGGTTGATGGGGTTGTTCGACCCGTTGATGATCTCGTTCGACAGGTCGAGGTCGATGTTGATCTGCACCCAGTCGACCGAATACCAGTAGGTCGCGTCGCGGCCGTCCTTCGTCGTGCCCCACATGAGCACGGTGTTGGTGATGCCGCCCTCCGCGCCGGTACCGACCCAGTTGATGCTGGCCGCCTTCAGCGTGGTGAAGAGCGCCTTGTTGCCGCGGATCGGGTAGGCGGTCACGCCGAACAGGTAGCGGAACGCGAACGGCGCCACCTTGTTGGTGGTGCTCGGGTCGTTGTTCAGCCAGGCATAGAACGGGGCCGCCAGGCTGAATTCGGTGGCCGGCGCGTCGGGCGATTCGATGAGGGCAAAGACGTCCTTCATCAGCGCGGTGAAGTCCGTGTAGTTGCTCTCGGTGACCGTGACGAAGAAGTAGGTCTTGGCGCCGGTGCCCTGGAAGTCGGCGAGCAGCGTGATGAAGTCGGCCGAATCCGCCCAGCTGCGCGGCACGAGGTAGCTGTAGAAGAACTGGGGCGTGGTGGCGTCGATGAAGGTCTCGAGTGCGGCCACCGCCTCGTCGACCGGGATATCGCCCAGCTCGAGTACGTAGACCGAAGCGCTGGTGCCCTGGGCGAAGAAGGTATCGCCCATGGTCTCCAGCTCATAGGCGCTGGCGAGGTTGTACGTGCCCGGCACGGTGTTGGCGCCCGGGTTGCTGACCAGCGCATAGGTGAAGGTCGAGGCCCCGGTGATGGTGCAGTCGTACGTGCCGTTGTAGGCGGTGGGGGTCGCGCCCGCGATCGTAATGCTCAGCACGTCGCTGGGGGTGAAGCCGTGCGGCGCGGCCGTGGTCACGGTCACCGTGCCGCCCGACCAGGCCAGGGTGCTGTTCGCCGCGGCGGCGCGCAGGATGGCGGTCAGGTCGGCCATCTCGGTCAGCAGGGTGGTGTCGCCGGCAGCGGTGGTGGTGCCGCCCATCGAGATCAAAGCGCCCGTGCGCTGGAGCGTGGACGGCGCCGGGGCGATCGTCTGGGTGACGTTGACCGTGACGATTTGGTTGGCCATGGGCGGTTACTCCAGGGGAACGGGTCAGAAGGACAGGCGCCGCCGAAACGGCGCCCGAACCGGTCGCGGGATCAGGCGCCCTTGCTGATCTCGACGGTCGAGAACTTGTCGGTGGCGGTGCCGGTGATGGCAAGCTCGCCGGTGTAGACCTGGTCGGGCCCGAAGATGGTGGTCAGGGGCAGCGAGGCCCCGATGCCGATCGGGATTGACTTGTCGGCGTTGGCGTCGGCCACGGCGCCGACGAATAGGGCCATCGCCTTGGTGCCGTTGTTGCTGATGATGCCGCCGGGCAGGCGATCGGCGTTGGCCGCCAGGCACGCCTGGAACACGCCGGTGCTGGCGATGGTGCCGGTGGCGTTCGCTGCGGCGATCGAGACCTGCGAGGTGTCGGGCGTGACCTTCAGCACGCCGTCGGCGTCGACTGCGAGCGCCTTGGGGCTGCCGCTGTTGAGGCCGACGAGCACCTGGGTGGGATTCTGCGGCATGGTGGGAGATCCTTCCTTGACAAGCGGAGAGGCGAGTGACGGGCCTTATATCAGGCAAACGGCGCGTGCGAACATTTCCTAATCGAGACCAGCATTAGGCCCAGCGGGTGGAGTGCCCTCGCACCATGGCGACGGCGTAATAGAGGTCGCCGTTGGCGACGGGCGGGGTGAACGAGATGTTGAGGCCGCCGAAAGTCGTGTCGGCCGCGACCGTGGGGTTGGCGCCGAGCGAGGGCGGCGCGCCGGTAGTGGGGCCCGCGTCCACGCCGCTCCCGTTCGGGTAGAGCGCGGTCGACGCGTTGTTGGCATCCTTGCGCAGCAGCGACTGGGGCAGCGTGAAGGTCCAGGACGCGCCGGTGACCGTATTGACCACCAGGAATTCGACGGTGAAGAAGAGCGCCTGGAAAGTGCCCAGCGCGCCCACATTGGTGGCGTCGGCCGCCGCGCCGTCGGTGGTCAGGCGCAGCGCGGTGGCGCCGCTGGTCGAGCCGATGAACATGTAGCTTTCGGCCTGCGAGCGCCCGGTGCTGGACGGGGATCCGCCCAGGTTCTGCGGTGACCAGATGAAGCCGCCGGTATTGCCTCGGTCATCACCGCGCTGCGGCGCCAGGACGATGCTGTTCTTGCCGGTGATGGTGGTCGTGTTGCAGGCCAGGATGAAGCTGTCAGTGGCGAAGGGGCCGGCCACGCCCTGGCCGAAGGCGATGGAGCGGTGCGCCTGGGTCTGCACCGACGCCCCGGCGCCGATCGCGGTCGAGTAGTTGCCGATCGCCACCGCGGTGTGGCCGATCGCGACGGTCGCGACGGTGGTCGCATGGACGTTGTAGCCGACCGCCACCGCCTGGTCGCCCGACGCCGTCGCGCTGCTGCCGAAGGCCGACGACTGGTTGCCCGATGCGCTCGCGATCGAGCCCACGCCCACCGAGCTGATGCCGGCCACGCTGACCCGGTAGCCATAGGCCACGGCCGCGTTGCCCGATGCCACCTGGCTGGCGTTGTTCCGCCCCACCTGGAAGTCGATCGCGTTGTTGCCGCGGGCGCTGCCCGACACGGCCGCCGTCGGCAGCAGGGGGTTCTGATTCGAGAGCGCGCCGTTGGCCGAGTAGTAAAGGCTCTGCGCCGGGATCCAGACGTAGTTGGTGCCGTCCGAGACGATCCGGCCGCCGCCCATGCCGCCCACGACCGTCACGCTGGCCGCGCCGTTGATCGTCGAGGTCGCGGGCGTAATGGTCACCGTGCCCGCGCCCAGCCCCATCACCGTGGTCGACCAGCCGTTGCGGAATTGGCTGCCGGCGCCGGCCTGCGGCAGGGTCACCGCGACCGCCAGGGCGTTGGTGCAGGTCACCAGGCCGCCGTCGGCCGACTCCTGCATCGTGTAGGTCGTGCCGGTCTGGGCGTTGACCGCGCTCGGGGGCGCCGCTGGCGTCCACTGGCCGGTGCCGGCCTTCCAGACCAGGGACTGGCCGTCGGCGGGCGGGGTGTCGCTGACGTCGGAGAGGTCGGCCAGCACCGTCGGAATGGCCGCCTCGATCTCGTCCTCGCGCGTGGTGGCCCGCAGGGTTTCGGCTTCCAGCGCCACGCCCAGCGCCGTCTCGGCCGCCGTGGCGCGCGCGGTCTCGGCCGCCAGGGCCGCCTGGCCGGCGAGGATATCCGAGCGCGCTGCGCGGAACTGGTTGCGGATCGGCGTTGCCTCGACCGACTGGCCGGCCTGCGGGATGTTCGGGTTGATGCTGCTCGGCATGGCTCAGCCCCAGATGAAGGACGGTTGGCCCTGGACGCGCCCCCAGGCGATGGCGGGGTCGCCTGGCGTGGGCTGCCAGTCGATGGTGCCGGGCGGGTTGCCGCCGATCGTGTAGGTCACCACCGCGCTCTCGATCAGCTGGCGATAGATATCGCGCGCCGTCGCCTGCAGGTAATTGACCTGGTACTCGATGGTCTTCTTCTGGGCGAGCACGCCCATCTCGAGCTGGCCCTGCTTCTCGTCGCGCGGCACCGGCATGTTCATGATGCCCAGGCGCTTGGAGTAGAAGAACTGGGTTTGCACGTAGTCGCAGAAGTCGAGCACCTCCGCGTTGCGCAGCCCATAGGTCGTGACCCGCACCTTTTCCGTCACCAGCTGGCTGTGGCTCATGGTCCGGTTCAGGATCGGCGCGCCGCTGATCGCCTGGGTGCTCTCGGGGAAGATGTGCACCACCACGTAGGGCGGCGGCAGGTTCGACGGCAGCAGCATTGACGGGAAGATGGGCCAGGGCAGCCCGCCCAGGCTGAGCACCGGGATGTAGGGGTTCACCAGGTCCAGCCAGATCGGCAGCGAGTTGCTGACCACCTGGGTGCTGTCGAACAGCGCCAGGTTGTCGATGACCTGGGTTTCCATGGTCGAGTAGATCGCCTGGCCCTCGTAGTGCCAGAGCTTCGCCTGCTCGTAGAACATGCCGCGGCGGGCGAAGCTGAAACGAACGCCCTGCCACTCGCCGATATACATCACGGTCGGGCTGACTTCGTTGAAGTCCTCGATCTCGCGCTCGCTGGTGAAGACCACCTGATTGATGCCGGCGCTGTCGGCTTCCTGCTGGGTGGCCTGGGTCATGTAGTGGAGCGAGCCGTTCGCCACGATCGTCGGCGCCGAGAAGATCTGCTCGGGCACGGCGTTCATGGTCACCTGGTTGAACCGGTGGGCGTTGAACAGCGCCGACGGCGAGGCCAGGTCGCTGCGCACCCAGAAGACCGAGCCGTCGATCGGCAGCACCAGGCGCACATACTTCGTGAAGGTGATCGTCTGGTTTTCGGAGAGCACGCGCTCGCCGGCCTGCAGCGTGGCGGCGAGCTGGTGGCGGCCCAGGGCGGATTCGGTGGCGCTCATGGCGCTAGTCCACCCACGCCATGAAGCTGGCCTGGTAGAGCCCCGTGTCGCGGAACGAGGGCCGGCGCGGGCCCCGGTTCTTCTTCATGCGGCTGTTGACGCCGCGCAGCGCCGCGGCCGTCGGCACGCCCGGGATCCCGAGCGTCTCCATGGTCCGGTTGGAAATGAACTTCTTGAAGCGCGCCTGGATCTCGCTGGTGGCTTCCAGAAACGGATTGGCGCCCACCGGGGCGCCCATCAGCACGTTCTCCATGGCGTCCTGCACCGACTCCCGCAGGAGCGGCAGCACTCCGCTATCCGCCTCATAGAACACCTCCATGATGTGGTAGCGGTCCTCCAGCCAGGTCGCGACCTGCGCGGTCGTGACGGTGCGCACGCCCTTGGCCTTCGGCGGTGCCTTCTTGCCCCGGCGCTTCGGGTTGGCCGCCTTCCGGCCGCCGTCATACGAGGTGTACGGCTGGTCGATGACGCCCAGGTGCAGCGTGATCACGTCAGCCCCCAGAGCTGCCCATACGACTGCGCCCAGGCCAGGTATTGCCGGCCGTAGGGGGTCTTCAGGTTTTGCAGGTTGGCGAGGGTGAAGTCCTTCATCGCCTCCAGGTTGGTGAGGCTGCTGCTGGTGCCGTTGTCGCTGGACGAGGTCACCACCCCGGGGGCGAAGGCGAAGGTTTGCAGATTGATGCACAGCATACCGGCAAGGATCAGCGCCAGCGGGCCGACCAGATCCACCCAGAAGGTCGAGGGCGGCACGTCCTGGCACCAGTTGACCAGGAAGTCGCCGCCCAGGTTGTAAACCGCCAGCACGTAGATCGGCGGCACCGCGGCCAGCGCCTCGTTCACCGTGGCGATGGCGAGGTCGTAGGCGAAGGTGATGAAGATCGAGTTGTCGGGCAGGTCGCTGGTGGACACGCCCATGAAGGTGCGGATCCAGTCCACGAATCCGGCTTGCGTGGGCGTGGTGCCCGACACTGCGGGATAC